GAAAAGAAGTCATCGGCCATCTCTTTGATCTTGGAATCCAGGTCGGAAGTCTTCCGCGCCGCTTCGTTCGCCTGAATGGTGTAGGGGGAAAGCCAACCGCGCACGGCGGCCATCTGCATGTTGTAGCGGCCGAGTTCGCTGGCGCCGTTTTTCGTTTCATCCGTTATGCTTTTGATGGCCTTGGCGGCAATGGGCATGAGGTCTCGGGCTTGGAGGGCGTCCAGCAATGCCTGGCCAAATCCTTCTTTGAATTCCGCCCAGGCCTTTGCCGTCTGCTTGAGTTCCCCTCCCATCGTCGCGATCTCCGCCGTGGCGCGCGGGTAGAGTTCAAGGAGCCTTTGCCGGATAGCAAGCAGGTTCCCCTCTTTTGAGCCTGTGTCCTGGACGATAAGGCCATACCTGGCCAATCCCTCCATGTGGCCCTTCACGGCCTTCGTGACCATTTTGGTCACGTTCTCAAGTCCGCCGCCCTCCGGGCCGATCGTCGCGGCCAGGCCCATAATGCCCTTCGTAACCTCTTGAATGCCCTGCTCATCCAAATCGGTCAGCGTGGCGAGGAGGGTCATGGACGCCGCGATCTCCTCATGTGTATAGAGCGTGGCTTGCGATTGGCCCTTGGCAAACGACAGGAAGCTGGCCAATGCTGCCCGGCGGAAGCGTCCCGTCATATCCAGCGCGGTGGCTAGGCGACGTTCCGACTGCTCTTCCTCAATGGCCCCCCGGATCGCGTCGGAGACGAATTGCCTGCTGGCACTCAGGACCTTTCTGATCCCGTCGGCGGCGAGACTCGCGGCGGTGAAGGCGGGAATGAGGTTCTTCGTCAGTTGGCCGCCGAATGATTCGTGCGCGGCCTGACCCTTGACCGTAGTTTGCTTCAGTCCCTCGATCGCCTTGTCGAAGTCCTGGATAGACTTCGTGGCCCCGGTCGAGTCAACGACTATCACATAGCGGACATCCCCGGATTGGCCCACTAACTTCTCTCCTGCTGTGCTTTACGGGCGCGCTCCGCGTCCACGCGCGCGAAGGACTGGTAGATGGCGTTCATGGCCCGTTTGAACATGGGGACCGTTGTCTCCGGCAGACGGCGCAAAGCGAACGTCATTTCATGCCCCGCCGCGCCGCTGTCCATCATGGCTTGATTCCTCATGTTTTCCATGTACCAATTCCAACAGGCGGCCTCGAACGCGCTCATCCGGTCCGCCGCCCAGCCCAACTTGCAGTTGGCGCATTCGCTCGTATCCTCCCCTACCTCGTGCTCGTGATCCTCCGCCTTCAGGATCGAGGGCCAGATATCCTCATGGAGCTCGAGGTAGGCCGTCAGTTTTTTAGGAAATTCTCCGGGTCGGCGGCGAAGTTGAGGAGCATGAGGCCCAGGAGCGGCCCGTCGGAAACGGTGACCGTCCCATCCTCGGCCGTCCGTTTCTCCTTGGTCACGCGATTGACCAAATCGGGAATCAACTTGGCCTTGTTCTCCGGAGTACATTCCCAGGGCGTGCCGTCCTCCCGGTCCAGGTTCCAGCCGACAATCGCGTCGGCCAGGGCCGCCCTGATCCTCTCGCTCGTCCGGTCCTTGCCCTGGTAGTCGAGCCTCAAATGATCCAGGGCGATGAGGGCGATCGTGAACTTGAGCGTGCCGCCCTCGACCTCGAACTCCACCTCCGCCGTCGGCTTCGTTTCTTTCAGCGCGAATTTCATCTGTTCTCCTCTCACGCCAGAAGCGAGGTCGTCCTGGTGTTCATGATGCTGGCATACACGGGGAGCGTGAGGCCCGTCATGCCCGTGGGGGCCGCGTCCGCTTCGACCGCCCGCAGAACGGCCTTGGCGGGGATGACCTTGGAGTCGGCGAACTCCACGTCCTCGATGATGAGGCGCGGGAACTGGAACTTGAGGTAATAGTAGTAGGTCGAGGCGATGAGCGGTCCGGTGATCGTGATGTCGGCCTTCTTCTCGGTCGAGGCCAGCCAATCGGCCAACCACGCCTCGTTCGTCGAGTCCATGCGCGGGAACTCCATCGTGAGTTTGACGACGGGCTTGTCGTTCTCGCGCGACTCGACGATGACCTGGCTCCCCAGGACGTGTTCGGAGTCCATCTTCCGCTCGAGCTCGAGCGTGAAATTCTTGGGCTTGATGATGTCGCCCGACGCGAAATCCGCCCCGCTCTGCGCGTTCATTCGGAAGACGGCCTGGTGAGCCTTCGCCCTGTGGTGGGCGTTCGCCGGGACCGTCACGCTCGACATCGAGGTGATGATCGACGAGCTGTCGATGAGCCGCGATCCCCGCACGCTGTAGCTCTCCTTGATGAGCCCGTTGTCGTACGAGAACGTCCCCTTCATGACCTTGAAGGAAGGCACGACGTGGATCTTGTCGTTCTTCTCCGTCGCGTAGGTGAAGAAAATCCCGTACACGGAATTGATCAGGGAGAGCGCGTGCAGATAGGCCGCCGTCGCTCCCTGCTGAGTCGGGGCGGGCGACGTGCCGAACAGGCCGGCCAGCAAGACGTTGCCGAGGCCGTCCCATCGGTAGGGGCCTTCCATACTGTAATCGCACGGTCCCAGGTTCCCGACGGCGAGGTCCTTCTCGAAGGCCGTCGCCTGATCGTCCTCCAGCATCGCCGCCACGGGCTTCGGCGCGCCCGGGTTCGAGAGATAGATGCCGTTCCCGGCCGCGTTGACATCGGCCTCCGTGTCCCACGTGGCCCCTTTTTTGATAGCTGATTTATTCAGCCTCGCTTCGATGTCGCTCACGTTAGACCTCCTCGCCGCTCTTCTTGGCGGTCTTTTTTTGCTTGACTTCCTCGGCGTCGCCGTCCCGCACCCAGACCTTGACGACCTCGTCCGGGATGCCGCGCTCCGCCGTGTTGATCACGTCTTGGGGACTGATGAGCCCCCAGTCCGTGTGTTGCGCCGCGCCCTTCCAATTGATGACCATGTTTCCTCCTATGCTCCGAACGGATCGCCGACGACCCGCACGTTGAACCGTTGCTCGAAGAATCCGAATCCCGTCGCCAGGTTCTCGCCCTCGTCCGTCACGCTCCGGCCGATGCGGACGTAGATCGTGAGCGTCCCGAGCGCGCCGGCCGTCGCCCCGTCTCGCGCGTCCTTGTCGACGGCCCGGCGAACATCCTGCAGGGCGTGCTCCATTTCCGTCACGGTGTCGGTATCCGACCGGACGACGCCTCTGACGACGGCCTCGAACTCCTCCTCGTACTCGCCGTTGATTTCCTCGGGAGCCTGGCCCTCTCCTGGGAAAACGGCGTAGACCGGGAAGGCGACGGCCTCATTCGGGGATATCCATCGCCGCGTCACCTGGCCCGTCGATTTCCAGTAATCGGACCCCTGAGCGATGGCGGTCAGAACCGTGATGATGCGATCGATCACTTGTAGGCGGAGGGGTTTCGTCGAGGGGGTCGTCACTTGATGCCTCCGGCGGCGGCCATACCCTCGTCCACTCTCATGACGTGCTCGGGGCTCATCATTTCGCTCAGGTCGCGTTTGCGGTCCTCGATGACACCCGTGAACCAGTTGGAGGCGGGGACGTGGACGGTGAGGCGGTCCTTCTTGGTCAAGGCGATGCCGAGGTACATGCTGGCCCCCATCCGCGCTGTCTCTCTCACCTTCGCCCTGGACAATCCCGGCAACTCTTTCCGAATCTCCCGCGCCTGGACGCCCTGCTCCTTGCGGTACATGAACCAGGCCCATTTCCTCATCCGGTCCGTGACGCGCGGGTGAGTCGTGCCGCCCCGGTCCTGGATACGGGCGTACGTGACGCTCACGGTGTTGTTGACGCCGGTGCCGATGGCGATAGTCCACTTGTCCTCGCCGACGCCGACGAGAAAGCCGATGTTGCGCCACAGTTGGGAACTTTTTTTGCCTGGGGTATTGGCCGAGGAACGCAACTTAGCCCGGGCGCTCCTCTCCAAAATCCGCACTGTATCCGACGCCCACTCCGTGGCGACGAACTTATGCGCCCGGGGGAGTTTGAGGAGCGTCGCGGTCTTCTTGATCGCGCCGCTCGCGTCGAACTTGAGCTCGCTCATATGCCGTACCTCGTGTAATGGTCGAGGATTTCCTTGACCTCTTTAAGCAGGCCGCCCTCGAAGCGGGTGATTGAGCCGTCCGGGAACGATTGCGAATTGACGCCCCACGCGCTCCCCTGCGTTTTTTTCCACTCGCGGGCCGACTGCATGAAACAGGCGTGAACGATATCCTTCGGAAGCGCCGTCTCGCCCGTGCCGGCCGTGCCGCCCTGCACGATGTAGCCGGCGGCGTATGTGATGAGGACCGTTTTCTTTCCCTTGAACCAGACCCCGTCCAGGCGTATCAATTCGCCGGAGTCCGGGTAATAGTCGTAATCCTCCCCTTCGACGAGCAGCGTATCGTCCTCGTAGATGGAGGTGATGGACACGATGGGCCAATTCGGCAACCAGAGGGTTTCCTGGCCGTTCCCATCGAGGTAGAGGTTCGTGTATGTCGTCTTCGCCAACGTTCGCTTGACATATCCATCGAACATGACGGATACGGAGTTGATGATCCCCTCGAGGGCCGCGTCCCAGGTCGTTCCAGTGAATTCTGGGCCGAGGTAGGCCTTGAGTTGGGCCAGGGTGACGAGGGCGGTCGAGTCCAGGACGGATGCCATGCTATTTCGCCTTGTCCGCGCCCTTGAGTTGCCGGTCCTTGGCCGGGGCCTTTATTTGCCTGTCCCGTTGCGGGTTCTTCTTCTCCTCGGCCGCGACGAAGACGCCCGGGAAGTCCGCGAGCAACTTCGATCCTTCCCCGTCGCTCACGTCGACCGTTCCACCGGCAGAGACATGTACCATTTGGCCGTCGTGGAGCCCTCGGTACTCCGGCAGATGCGGCGTGCCCTTGAACGTCAGTTTCATCCGAACCTCCTTAAATCGGCCCGGGGAGGAAGCCCCGCTTCCAGGGCCTCCTCCCGGACCTTGTTCAATTCACGCTACGACTGCTCCACTCAGGAGTCGTAGTCGTAGTACTCGATCTGCATGACCACGCCGGCCATCGCCAGACCGTTGCCCGTCTTCGTGACCTTGAGGGACAGCGTATCCCCGGCCGCGAGGATGTTGGCCCCGGCGGCCGTGGCGACGACCATGTCGCCGAAGGTGCCGAGCGTGAAGGTCGTGCCTCCGGTGACCGGGCCATTAGCGACCGCCGCGACATCGACCGATCCGTTTCGGACGGTGAGCGTGTTGTAGTTGGTGTCCGCTTTCGTGCAGGTGGCGTCGACGCCGAGGCGGATGGCGCTGATCTTGATGGCGTGCTCGACCTTCCAGAGCGCATAGAGGAGCGCATCCGAGTCGATGGCGATCGCGCCGAGGAAAAGATGCTTTGTCTTGAGAACGTATTCTTTCATGATGTCCTCGCTTTTAGATTTCCTTCGCTCAGGCCACGTTGTAGCCGTTGGCGACGGTGAGGACCGTGGCCGACGGGGTCCACCGCGGCTGGAAGGCCTTCCGGAAGCTCATGATGAGCTGGTTCTGATCGACCTCTGCTTCCGCCTTGAAGGTCAGCTTGACGCCGCCCCTGGTGCCGAGCATGAAGCCGCGCCGGTTGACGATGAGCACCTGGGTCTTGGTCGTGGTGCTGCCGTCATAGACGCCCGTCGCATTGAGGTTCTCCCGGATGTACTCGGAAACGATGATGGGAACGCCCAGGAGCTTGCCGAGTTCGCCCGTGAGCACGACAGCCTGGGGGCCGTACTTGTCGACTGTGAGCGTCTCGGTGAGGGCCAGGAACTTGTTGTAGCCCACACCGCCGGTGATGAATGCGAGTTCGGACGGGTTGATCCCGTATTTGCCCATGAGGGTCTTGAAGGCGGCGATATGGGAGACGGCCGTGAAGGTCGCCAGGGAACCCTTGGTGGCAGAGGGGCAGAGCTTCCGGATTCCGCTCCAGGCCTTACGGCGGTCCTTCGAGTCGACGACATCCGAGTCCTGGTGAGTGGCCGTGGTGTCGCCGTTGAGAATGAGGTCTTCGACAACTTCGGCGCCGGCCGTGGTCAAGTCCGCCCTTAAGGCATCGATGACCGGGACGATCGAATCCTCGACCAGTTCGTCGGAGAAATAGATCCTGGCCTTGAGCCTCTTGGCCGTCAGGGTCTGGTCGCCAGTGGCGGGAGTGGACGGGGGGCTGGCCGTCGCCTCATCGGAGATGGACTCCCCGACGTAGTAGAAATTCGACGCACTCAGGCCGCCGAAATACGGCATTTTCCAGGGGTTGGACGGCATGGCGAAATCGTTGAAGAGGGCCGCGACTTTCGCCTGGAGCCGGAACCTGGTGATGAAGTCCGCGCTGAGAAGCGTCGGCACCCACTCGGCGCCCTCGGCCGCCGTCGCGGTGTCCATCGCCTTTTTGAGGGCGGCGGACCGGCTCATGAAGTTGTCCCACATCTTGAGTTGCCGCGGATTCTTGCCGAGCAACGTCGAAACGATGTAGGCGTTCTCGTTGAACTCCTGGAGCTCGCGCTCGACTTCGTTCAACGGGCCGGACATGGTTCGCTGGCCGTGGGGTTCGTTCATGATGTCCGTGATGGAGCGGGTCTGGACGTTCGACCCGCCCAGTTCGAGCCTGCGCACGGGGGCGGGGGCCGGGCCCGCGGGAGGGACTGCTTCGTGCGGGATGGCCGCGCCGAGCTTCTTCAGGAATTCTTTTTCCTCGGGCGTCAGCTCCTCGCCCTTTTCAATCTTCGACTGAATTTTTTCCCACATGGTTTTCGTATCTCCTTTTTGTGGTGTGGTGTGATCTATCGGCTCGGGCTCGACGTCGGGCTCTGTAGCCTTCGCCTGCCCTGCTTGCTGGGGATCGATGTCGGCGGGCGACGCAGGGGCCGCCCCAAGGTCGAAATACTTGATGACCGCGCCCGATACCCGGCCGCTTTTCATGGCCTCGGTCACGGCGTCCTGATTGGCGGGGATGATGACGGACGAGTATTCGAGCAGGGACCATTCCTTGATGTCGTAGCCGATGAACTGCCCGTCCTCCATCATGGCGTCCCACTTCTTCGGGATGAAGCCGATGGACCAGCCGAGAAGCTTCTGGGCATGGAGGAGCCAGTTGTCGTTGATGAGGTCCTTCATGCCCTGGCTCATGCCCGGTGCATCGACCGACAAGAACTCGGTCCCGGCATAGAGCTTGTCTCCGCTCGTCTCGAAGCCGATGTTCTTGGCGATGACCGGGATGGGATTCATGGAGCGATAGTCATGGCCGCAGAGGACGGCCGGTTTCTTGTTGAAGTCCGTGAAGTCCGCTCCGGCCAGGCGCACGATATCGCCCATGCGGTCCTCGACCTCGCGGCTGATGGGATGCCAGATCGTCCGCGTTTTTTCGTCGATCGACTTGATCTCGATGTCGCCCACGTCGAGGCGCTTCAGGATGAGCTTTCCGGGCTCGATGATCCGCTGTTTCATTCGTTTGCTCCTATGACCGGATAGGTGGTACACAGGCAGTTGCATGTGTTTCCAGGATCGCCCCTCATATCGCCGGGGTATTCGAGATGCTCGCCGCCGACCTCGAAGTCCGCGTCGATGGCCACTTCCTCGCCGTCCGCCTGCATATGCGCCTCGCGGCTGTCGGGAACGAACTGGCAAAGCCAGCCCTTCTTGTCGACGAACTCGTTTTCCTTGTAGCCCTCTAGCGTCCCGAAATTCTCCGTCCGGGCCATCTCCGTCCTGGCCACGAGACGCGCCCGGGTGTATTTGTAGCCGTCCAGTTTGTCCCCGATCGCCTGGGCCAGCTCTCCGACGGTCATAGCCTCCGCGTTGGCCTGTTGAATCACATCCCGGATTTCATCCCAGATGGTCGAATGGATATGAGAGGCGGCAAGTTCCATCTGCGCCTTGAGTTTCTGTAGGTGTTCGGCGGAGATGCGGAATTCATCCTCGGCCTTGATGTGCCGCTCTTCCGGCATGAGCCAAATCATGCCCTTCGCGGCCTCATTGCCCGCGTTCCCGCCATGCTCGAAGGCGTTCCTGTAGCGGGCCTCGAATTTGTCCGTGTACGCCTTAGCCTCGGCATCCTTGTCGAAGACGTGGCCCACCGTCAACCCGCTCACGGAGTCGGCCTTCTCGATCTTCTCCCTGACCTCCCGGGCCTGCCGGCCGAAGAACTTCTCAAGTTCCGGGATGAAGGCCCGCTCCTGGGCATTGATCCGCTTCTCGAATGCCTGCCAGAGCGCCTTCTTCCTCTCTGGGGCGGCCCAGAACGAGACCTTGGGCGCATCCTCGGGCTTGCCTTCCTTGCGCTCGAACCTCTTCAATCGTTTGGCGGCTGCGTCCGCCGGGCTCAGGTTCTCGCCGATGGGAACGAGGGACATGGTGATGTAGTGCTGGTCTCCGCCGACGTAAGGCTCGGCGTTGAACATCTCTCGGAGTATTTGGTTGGGAGTCTTCAGACCGTTCTGGATCAGGGTTGCGGCGACACGCGACTTCCGCTCCTCGTCCTCTTGCAGCACCTTGATCTTGGAGAAGTCGAACTCGAACCAATAGCGCTCATCGAAGTACGGCGCGAGTTTCAGGGTCATCTTGTCCGCGACGATGCCCAGGATGGGGATGACCGCGTCCTCCCAGAACTTCTTCTGTTGGACTTCCATGTTCGAGTAGTTGGCGTATTCGAGGAGGCCGACGACCGACGGAGGGACGCCACAACCGGCAAGAGTTTCCTCGCGATTCATTTTCCGGAGCTCGGGATATTGAGTGTCCTTGATCGTTCCGGAACTCAGGGGATCGATCTTCATCCCACCCCAGATCATGCCCGGGCGGCCGGCGCGCTTCGCCCCCTTGTGACGCTCGTCCCAGGCTGCGAAGAACGCTTTCCGTTGCGTGGCTTCCGGACTTCCTGGATGGTTGAAGACAAATGGCGGCGTCCCGTCGTTGTCCATGAAATTATTCATGAACGCCACGGCCTTGGCTTCGAGCGTCGTCGTCGCGGTCAGAGGCTCCATCATGCCCATGCCGAGAAAATACGATCCCGGATTCGGCAATCGGAAGTGGATGATCTCTGATGGATCGACCATCTTCTTCTGCCCGGTCGGCCCGGTGAATTCGTAACCGATGATCACGCCGAACTCATCCGGGATTGGCTGCATCTGCTCGGGCTTGACCCACCAGATTTCGACCGGGGGATTCGTCCTCGAGATGGGCTGGTTTTCCTTCGTCCCCACCAAGCACCAGTATGCGTTTCCGAGGATATCCAGGTTGATGACCGTTATCTGGATGAGCTCTCGCCAGCTCAGATCAGGGTTCGGAAGTTCGACGAGTTTGTTGATGTCCTCGCCCGAGACTTCTTCCTGATCTGTTTCCCCGTCCTTCTTCACCTCACGGAGAGTCTTCAGGTCAGGTTTTGTGGCGGCGATCGCCGTGGCCGTGGCCGCCGCATAGACCCAGGGCATGGACCGGAAGGCCTGGATGAACGTGGGGTAGTCCGCGATCCTGGTCGAATCCGGCTTATGATCCGGATAAGCCGCTGTCTCGAGCGGCATGAAGCCGGCCGACTTCGAGACCACCGCTTCGACCGCCCGATCAATACGACCCTGTAGTAATCTGCCGATGATGCTCATCATGCCTCGTATCCGATATCGACACGGTTATCCGCGAATGCGTAGATCATCGCCTCCGCCCTGTCCGGGCTCTTGAGGCCCTTCTTCTTCATCTCGTCCTTGGGCGTTATTTCGATCTGCCCAGAGGATGTCACTCGATAGGTGCAGGATGTGAGTTGCGCTTGCGTTTCAAGGTCCGCCGGGTCGAGGTCCAAGTCGCCCGCGATCATGCGCTCCCGGAATCCCCAATAGATTTCAGCCTTGCGGTTCTTGAAGCGTTCCGTATCGCGCGCGGGAGCCCCGCCGTGGATCTCGCCGACGCTGATCCCGACCTCGCGCGCCCTGTCCGTCACGCCCGCGCCCAGACCGTCGGTATCGATGTTGCTGACCTCCGCTTGGGCCTCGCGGTGGACCGCGACGACGTGGCCCGTTGTGGTCATGGTATCGGTCTTCGAGAGGGACTTGATGATGCGCCCCACGGGACCGCGCCGGAGGGCTATCTCGCTCATATCGTCCCCGTACCGGGCAACGTCCACTCCCACGATGATGGGTTGCCCGGGTGGAAGATTGCGCTCACAGGCCGCCCGGATGTCTTGATAGGGGAAGACGTTGTTCTTGCCCTCGAACGCCCCCCAATCGCCCTCCAAGAATCTCTTCTGCCAGTCCTCGGGGAAGATGCTCTTGAGCCGCGCCACGTAATCGGCCGGCAGGTGGGGGTTATCGCGCGGCAGGGCGGGGATGAAAACATGATCGGGTAACTTCTGGTCGATGAAGCGGGCCTTGATCCAACCCGGGTCGGGGTTAGTGGCCAGGAGCCCGAAGTAGCGAATGCCCTCGACCTTGAGGCGCAGGCGGGAGGCCAGCGTCAGGAAGTACCGCTCCGATGTCTCTGACGCCTCGTCGATCCCGAACCAGCCAAGGTCGAATGACCGGAGGCGTTGCTCGGATTCCGGCCCCTCGTCCAGGCCGCCATAATAAATGCGCGAGCCATTCGTCAAGTCGTAGTAGGCGGGAGAGGACTTGTGATGATCCGCGATCAGCCCGGATTCCATGAGCATGGAGTTGAGCACGGTGTAGGTCGTCCGCATGAAATCGACGTTGGTATTGCGGCACAGGTATCCACGATTGCCGGGGTAGTCGCAGGACAGGGCGACGCCTTCGGCGCAGAGAGCCCATGTCTTTCCTCCGCCCATCGATCCGCCGTAGAGCTTGAACATCTCCGTAGCGGCATGGAACGCGGCCTGGCGAGGCGTGGCGGAGTAGATGATGCGCTTATCCATTAGCCTTCCCCGGACGCGGCATCATGAAGACGACGGAACCCGTGACCTTGAAATCCCCATCCATCGGCTGAGTGACCTTGCCCATCGTCCTATCGAGGACTTCTTTCATGGCCCATTCGACGCCATGCTCCGCGAGAGAGACCAGCTTGTCGACGAGCTTCGGGATATCGGCCCGCTTCGCCAAAGCGTTGTTGAATTCAGCGGTGAAGGCCTGGCGCTCCTTTGCGACCGGGCCATGATGATTGATGCGCGGATCGCCCTTTGTGAAAGGACGCCCTTTCGGTGCTACCCGCTTCTTACAGTCCGTCATTCCTTCTTCTCCGCCAGCGCAACCGCTACCAGCTTGTCCGCCTTGTGTAGACGGTTGATGTTGTCGAGCAGGTCGTTGTCCGGGCTGTCGACTTCGAGCGTGATTCGGACACTTTTATCCCCAGTCCGAAGGGACTTGATCGTCACCTGCTGAATCAGGGCCTCGAAGCCGAATTTCTTCATCGATTCCTGTTTTCCGTGGCTATCTGGACCGGGACAGGGGAGTGAGCTTCACGCCTGCCCCCACTGCGCCTCGAAATAATAAGCGTCGTATCCCCGGCCGGCCGCCTTGAACACTTCGAAGGCCTCGAAGGGAATCCAGGCCCTGCCCATGATCCCCCAGTCCTCGCCCCATGAATTTTGGAGGAGGAACATTCGAAGTTTCCGGTTGTAGGCCAGCAGGAACGTGCAATGCCCACCGGCCCGGCGACAGTCCTGCCTGCGGATACCGGGCAGGCGGCCGATTTTGTCTGTCTCCATCCATCTGTCCGGCCAGGGCGTCCCGATGGCCACGAGGTGCCCCGCTGCCAAAGCGGAGCAGATGCCGTCGACGCCGTTGTCGGCCCTGGAGTAGGATTCGATCTGCCACTTCAGGGCTTCCTCCGCGACGGGTTTGCCGTCATGCAGCCAGGTCAAAGGGTCCGCCGTTTCGAGCTTTCCCGTGTAAGGGCGGAAGTGCTCCAAGAGCAGGCCGTTACGCTTGATCCACTTGGCCGCGTCCCTGGGATAGCAGCCCTGATCCTCGTCGAGCGTACCTTCGAGGGACCGCGCGCCCGTGTAAATCCAGGACGGGGAGAAGCGCTCCGTAAAGACGCGCTGTGCGATGGCGATGCCCGTGCAGGCGGCCCCCTTTCCGTGCCCGACGCAGGAACCGAGGTTCAGCTGGTTCCAGACGGACGGGGCGCGATCGCTCAGGTCGAAGAGCTCGGGCAGGTCGGGGATCAGACGGACGAGCCTATCCCTGCTATCGCGGGGGTCCTTCCGCCAGCCGGTGAGGATGGGTTTCATGCGGCCCCCGCTGACTTGCCGATGATGAGCTCGCGGATATCGTCGAGCCGCTTGAAGATCTTCCCGTGGGCATCATCGTTTTTTCTCTCGAGTTTGGCGGTTGAATCCTTGAGGGCGGCGATTTCGACTTCGTGGGCCTTGAGCTGGCCGATGTGGTCATAGATGAGGTTCTGATGCCCGTTGCCGTTCGCCTTCGGCTGGA